AGCCCACAAGTTTTAGTATAACACGATCTTTGGCGCGTTTTTCTGCCATAGCAAACGGATAACTGTTTTTATTGTTGTAAGGTGCAGCTTCACCTATTGACCACTCTGTAGCGTTCTCCATGTGTCCTGTAACGCATATAACTGCCTCTTTAGAGGCAACATCACAAGATATAATCTGTGGTGCATCAAACATAATATTTTTATGTGCAGCTATTTTTTCTAAAGCTTTATGCAGCATTACAGGAGTGCCGTGACAATCCCATACTGCTTTATGTTGTGTGATGTTTATTTCGTCTAATAATTTAACTAGCTTTTCTGGTAATTTAGGCATCCTCTGTCTCCTTTTTATTGGAGCGAATACCAGCAAAAACACCATCTTTATCAAAGTCATCACAAGCTTTTGTTACGGCTTTTTCTATAACAGAGATAGCTTTTGCACCAAAAGTATAGTTGGCTGGTTCTCCATCAACTCTTTCAGCTATTTCTTTTTCTGTTAATTCCAGAATTGCTTTAGTTATATATAGCCGTATTAATGATGGGCTAGGATATGTTTGACCTAATTTATTGTCCATTTTTTCGTACCTTTTTTTATTTACTATTGTCTTATATAATTATTAGTCTTATATATGCAACCATAAAGTTGAACAATGGAGACTTTTTTATGGAAAATATTTTAACAACTGAGGAAATAGTAAGACGTTTAGATGGGCGTGTTCTTGCTAAAGTCATAAGGGATGTAGGCATTTCTAAGCATACTGTTTACCGCATTATGAAAGGTGAGGACGTATATTATTCTACAGTTAAAAAACTATCAGATTACCTAATTGAAAAGGAAAAACCCACAGTGAGGTAATACTGTGGGCTTCCCAAAAAGGTACGTTTTGTGCATAATGTCAAAACCAATGAAATATGCAAGGTCAACATAAACGATCTTGCCCAACAAGAAAAGGGTAAAAAAATTGTCAAATTTAGTAAGTAATTTAGTCCAAACAAAACGGATTGGTTCTACTACTCAAAAAGCAATCCTAATGTATATGGCAGACAAGGCTAGTGATGATGGCAGTGGTATTTGGGTTAGCAAAAAGAATATGGCTGCTGATTTGGAGATGGCTATTAGAACGCTTCAGACAAACATTAGAGATATGGTTTCTTCAGGTTTATTAACTGAGGCAGGACAGAAAAAATGTAAAACTGGATACACTGTAGACTATTCTCTTAACCTGGAACGTATTGGAACACTTGAGAACACTAGAGAACCCCATGCAATAGCTGCACCCCTGCAGGAGATGCACCCCTACCCCCGCAGCAAATGCACCCCTACCCCTGCAGGAGCTGCACCCAAACCATCCTTAGAACCATCCATTAAACCTAATATAAGTGTTAGGACTATTTTATGTGAATGGTTAGTAGAAGAAAATTCAGCAGATAGTTTTATAAAATATCGCAAGGGAATTAAAAAAGAGCTCACAGAAACAGCAGCAAAAAGATTAGCTGAGAAGTTAAGATATATTTTTGTTGGTGGTGGAACGCCAGAAGATGCCCTGGCAATGTGTGAAGAAAAAGGTTGGCAATCAATAGAACCTGATTGGTATTTTAATACACTTTTTGGTAAAGATAGTTTAGAATACAAGAAGGCTATGGAAAGAATATTAGAAGTTAAAAAAGGTATAAACTAATGAATTATGGTTATCGTATAAATTTAATTAAAAAAGAATTAGAAAACTTATTAAGTAGCTATTCTATTCCTATGCACTTACGCCACGATGAAGACGTAAAAGCAAAAGAAATAGAGATAATTTCTAAAGCATTAAATCAATTGTTTCCTAATGAGTGTAACCAAGAGGTTATATCTGGAGCATTTGAACGCGCTGAATTAAAAATAAAAGCTGCACATATGTCTAGGTCATGGCCTAAAGCATCAGATATTGCCACAGCAATTAAAGTTAGCATTGCAAGTGATAGTGAGGCTTCTGGTGTCTCTGCAACCTGGTATCCTGATCCAAAGGTAATTAACGCCAACAGAATTAAACGTGGTGAGCCAGTAAGTGAGTTTTATATTAACGGTAAGCTAGGTGAAGAATTAATAAATGATGGTTTAATAACTGAGCATGATCTACAGCCATATAAAGAATACTTAGCTGTAGAAAAAATAGACAGAATATGATAATAGCAAACAACACATTTTTGTGTTACTCTACATTGGGGCGATACTGCTTCATAATCCTCCCAATGTGAGGTTGCCTCAACTGCCCCTATGTGATCTGCTCCGTAGGGGCTTTTCTTTTTGCAAATTTAGAATATAATACCATATATAGACGCACCCAAGTATGGACGGACTAAATGAGTACAAAAGAAGAACAAAAATCTAAGATAGAAGGTTCTGGTAGAAAAAAAGGTACAACTAATAAAGTGCCTAAATTACTAAAGGATGCAATCTTAGAAGCAGCAGAACGTGCTGGACAAACAATAGTAGATGCAAGGTATTCTGAGCCAGCTAATGCAGATCAAAGATTTGTAGAGCAAGCTAAAAAAGAAGGTATGGTTCATTACCTAGAACATCAGGCAATGGAAAACCCTCAAAGCTTCTTAACGCTAATGGGTAAAGTATTACCAATGCAGGTTACTGGTACAGGTAGCCAAGGTGAGCATGAGTTTGTCATTAAATGGAAACAATAGAGATAAACTACAAGCCACGTTCACAAGCTAAAGACTTTCACAGCCGCACAGAAAGATTTGCTGTATTAGTAGCTCACAGACGATTTGGTAAGACTGTAGCAGCTATAAACGATCTAATTAAGTCATGCTTTGAAATAGACCTTCCTAACGTAAGGGTGGCTTATATTGCGCCATATCTCTCACAAGCAAAAGCAGTAGCTTGGGATTATGCGTTAGAATACACAAGAGATATACCGCACATAAAGGTAAACCATAGTGAACTTAGGATAGATTTTCCTAATGGAGCTAGATTTAGATTATTTGGTGGAGATAATTATAATGCTATTCGTGGATTATTTTTTGACCATGTATGTATTGATGAATTTGCTGACTTCCCTGCATCAGCCTATCCTACAGTTATTAGGCCAGCTACAGTAGACCGTAAAGGCAAGATAACCATTATTGGTACGCCTAAAGGCAAAAATGAATTTTGGGAGATGTACGAGTACGCCAAGAGCCACAAAGATTGGTGGTGTAAAATGTTTAGAGCTTCTGACACAGACATATTAGACAAGGCTGAATTAAAAGAAGCTAAAGCAGCAATGGGCGAAGATCGCTACGAGCAAGAGTTTGAATGTAGTTTTGAAGCTGCTATTCAGGGCGCATATTACGCAATGGAAATGAAAACAGCTACCCAGGATAAACGTATTACAAGAGTTCCATATGATCCTAGTGTTGGTGTAACAGTCTCCTGGGATTTAGGAATTGGTGATAGTACATCTTTATGGTTTGCTCAATTTGTAGGGCAAGAAATAAGAATAATAGACTTTTATGAAATGTCAGGTGTTGGTTTAGACCACTATGCAAAGGTGCTAAACGAAAAGGGTTATCATTACAAAGAGCATATATTACCGCATGATGTAAAAGTAAAAGAGCTTGGTACTGGCAAAAGCAGATTAGAAACATTAGATGCTCTTGGTGTTAATAACATATCTATAGCTCCTAAACTATCTATAGATGATGGAATACAATCAGCACGTTCTATGCTTAATCGCTGTTGGTTTGATGAAGAAAAGTGTGGGCGTGGTGTAGAAGCATTACGACAATATCGTAGAGAATTTGATGAAAAAAACAAATCATGGCGTGGTAGACCATTGCATGATTGGACATCACATGCAGCCGATAGCTTTAGATATATGTCTGTAGGGCGCAAAGAAACGCAAGAATGGGGTGAACCCATAAGAAGAAATTTGCGTGGCATAGTTTAGTGTGCTATGGTCACTGCAAACAGTGAGGTGACAACATGGCAAAACGTGGACTTTACTCCAATATAGCAGATAAAAGAGCGCGTATTAAAGCTGGTAGTGGCGAGAAAATGCGTAAGAAAGGTGCTAAAGGTGCGCCTACTGATAAAGCTTTTAAACAGGCTGAAAAGACAGCTAAAAAACCAAAAAAGAAAACAACAAAGAAAAAGGGGAAAAAATAATGCCAGGTTATGGACATAAAGGTGGTAAGAAAAAAGGCGGCAAGAAGAAGTAATGGGCTTGCTTACTGACATTGCTAATGATTTGCAAATGGGTTTTGGCCTAAAAGATCGTGACAAAGATTATTACAAACGCACCGCTAAAACGATAGGAAAAAGTCGTGGTGACATGGCTGCTAATCGCTACATGGAGCGTATGGAAAAATCTAATTTTCCAAAACGTGGTGGATTATTAGGTGGTATGGATATTGATTTTGGTCAATATAAAAACATGAAAGATATGTTTGATCGCGGTGGCCCAGATGCTAGTGGTGGTGTTTTTAAGGGTGGTGGATTGTTAAGTGAAATTGGTAATCTTTTAACTAAAAGAACACCGATTACACAAACAGAAGGTTACGGAAATTCAGCAAAAATATTAGGTGAAAGAACAGGTTCTTCAGGTTTAAGTAGACCTTTTAACCTTGAGTTTCACAACACATATAGGGCTGCACTTGATAATAATTTAATTCCTGGCATGACAACTTATGACGATTTTTATGACATGATGTTTCCCTGATAGTTAAATGGCAAAAGAAAAAGACCCTAGATTAAAACGTGCTGGTGTAGAGGGTTTCAATAAACCAAAACGTACTCCCAAGCATAAAACCAAATCACACGTTGTTGTGGCAAAAGAAGGTGACAAGGTGAAAACAATACGATTTGGTCAACAGGGTGTATCAGGTGACAAAGGTAATACAGCAAGATCAAGAAGCTTTAAAAAAAGACACGCCAGTAATATAGCTAAAGGCAAAATGTCAGCAGCATATTGGGCAAACAGGGTTAAGTGGTAATGGATACTTTTGAGCTAAGAAACCATTATGCAGAGTTAACAGGCGATGTTGAAAACGCATTTAAAAGTAATGAAAGTGACCAGGAAGGTTTTTTTTACAGCGATGAAACAATCCGTAGAGCGATAGACAGCATAGAAAACGCAAAAAGATTATCGGACAGACCAATAATTACAGAAGCAATAGGGCAATACGGCCCACGCGCTGGTGTAGGAATTGGTCAAATGGGTGCGATGTTTAATCCACAATTAGCTTATAACAATGTTACTAATGATATGAATGATGCAAAAATAGCGTTAAAAGAAGGTGATTATGGCACTTCTTTAATGTCATTAGGTAATGCTGGTTTGCAAGGTATGTCTATGAATAGATTGCGTAGAGAAGGTGCAGCAAGAGGTTTGTTTGATTTTCTAAAAAGTATATTTTAATGGCTGAAAGTATTTTTGATTTCTTTACAAGGGAAGCTGGGCAGAAAAGGCGCAGAGCATTAGATGATGCAGTCGGTGGTTTATTAGAGTATTTAACACCGCCAAACTTACGTCCAGCAGCAGAGTTTGCAGCACAAGTAAATCCAATACAAGGTATGTCAGATAGCATGGCGGCAAGTGGCGTTGTGTTTGACCCAGAGCAAACAGCAGAGGCTAGGAAACGTGCAGCGTTAGATATGGGTATGGAGATGGCATTTGCTCTTACCCCTGCTGCATTGGCTGCTAGAGGCTATCTCACACCTGTTCAGGGCGTTATGGAAGGGCTGTTAGGTGGCTCACCAGCGCAAAAGGTAATAACAGACGATATAGTAGAAAGATTTACGCAACCTGGTGAAGTTCCTGTTATGGGCAGTGGTCTGGGTGGCGCATATGAAATGATTGGTTCTGACTTGCGAAGAAATATGGGCAACGAGCCATCATCTAGAGAAATTACAGGTCAAAATTTTGAAGGTAAGGGCGCAAATTTTTCTAATATGAAAGCGCAACGGTCTAGTATTATAGATGACCATTATAGTAGAGGTTTATTGTCAACAGAAATGACACCGCCAGTGCCAATAACTTACAATGATTTAGCTGGTAAAACTATTATGGGATTAGTGGGTGATCCGACAGCTAGAAAAACAGTTACGCAAATAGGGGATTTACGTTTGGAAAATCCAGTAGACGTTCAAGCTGGTGCAGAATTTATGGATATTTACGGTTATGCATCTGCAAGGTCTGCAATGTCAGCGCAATTGCAAGAAGCTGCAAGCAGTGACGATGCGTTTTTTACTTTTCTAAATATGGCTGAAAAGTCAGGTGATTTTGCAAAACATACAGGTGAAGCTGTTGGTGAAGCTTTTAGGGCTGCTATGACAAGTAATAGTAATCCAATACTCCGTGACAAAATACCAATGATAAACGAAAAGATTAGAAAAATTGGTGTATCAAAAACGGAAAAGGTATTAGACAGTAACGGTAACGAAATAATAAATGCTAGTGGTAATCCTAAAACTAAAAGTTTTACAGTCTATCCGTTTGAAAACTTTAAGTCTGTAGAAGATCCAAATTACATGGCAGAATATATTGCGAGTATTCCAACAGGATCAGATCGTGCAGCATTTATAAAAGGCTTAGATAAGGATGCATTACAAAAAGCTGGTGTGCCTAACATCGGTCAAATTAGAGTTGCGTTGGCTAATCCAGATTTAATTGGTAGAGACTTTTTAAGTGCAGGGTATCGTGGATTTTTCCCAGATTATGATAAAGGATTAATGGATACGACAGATGATATTCATAGAACTTATGACACATATGTAGAAAAAGTTGGGCCTTCATATACTTTAGATCAAGGCGGT